GGGACTTTAATAGAGCAATACAAGCACAATTAACACCACTGATATTAGCATTGAAATAAATGGCAATAGCACCCGTAAATAAGTTTATTAATATTGCTGTTCCTGTAGCACCTGGAACACAAAAACTCTATGAGGTTCCTACAGGAACCTCTTCATTGTTGCTATATGCTCAAGTTGCTAATGTTGCAATAGGTGTGACTTACCCAACGGTTACATTTTTTCAAAAAAGAGAATCAAGAAGCACTAAAAATACGAGAGATGTCAATATAGTTCAAGATGCTGAGATTCCACCAAATGATACATTAATAATGGTGGATGGTAGAATAGTTTTAGAAAAAACACCTTTAGTTCTTGATAGATTATACATTAGAGGAAATCAGGTTGGTGTTAATACTATTTCTAATGCTGCATATGATGAACCAACAGGAATCGTTACTATAACAACGATGTCTGCTCATGGATTTAATCCAACAGAGAAAGTTACTTTGGGTGGATTATATTTTACTTGTACTGGTAGCACAGGAATCACAACTAATGTTTTTCCTGATCCACAGCAATCATATGTTGTAGACACTGTTCCTAGTACAACAACATTTTCTGCAGATATAGGTGGATCTAAAGGATATACTCATGTTTATCAACCATCACCCCATACATTCGTTCGTGCAGCTCCTTTATGTGTTGAGGTAGTTGATGGAACTGGTAGTAGTCATTCTACAGGAGATAAATTTAGTGTATGGTTTGCAGATTACAATCCAACAACAGGTGAACTTGTTTTAACTATCGGTGCTAATAGTCTTGTTAATGGAAATACTATTAAAATAGCAGATAATTCTCTAGTATTTACTTGTACTATGGACGGTAATGGTAGTGAACATCCTTATCCAAGACCAACCGATCCAGCATCTAATGCTACTCTTACATTAGCAGTTTCTTCTCCCAATGAATCTATTAGGGTTCAGGTAGGAACAACAAATGCAGGTGGTATGGTTGCTCCATTACAAATGGAATTCATTGCAAGTATTCTAGAGAATAGTAATGTCTAACAGATATTTTAGTGGAAGGGTTAAAAGAACCCCACAAGATCAATTAAGAGAAGATAGGTATAAGTATCTTGATTTAGAACAGGCAGAACCTAATTTAGGTGATCCTGTTGAGATGACTTATCATGATGTCACTGATGCGACTTATGATCCAGTTTCTGGTGATCTAGAATTAACTCTTGGTGCTGGTCATGGATTAACTGTAGGTAATACTCTTGGAGTTGTAGGTGCTGCACTTACATTTAAATGTAATTATAATGGAGATAATTTTCAAACTGAGAAGTCATATCCAAGGTCATCTGGTTCTCCAAATACACCAACTGGTGCTGACTATCTTTATAATACTGTTGTTGGTATTAGTGCTGTAACTGCAACTACAGTTACTATTAATGCTAACGCTGGAGGTCCTATAAGTGATCTTTCAACTCATCAATGGTTTGGACAGACTGCATATAACGCAGTATATTCGGGTTCTTATAATAAACCAACTCCTATTGGAAATCAATATCAAATAGTATCTGTTCCTGGTTTTCCAGGAGAAAGATTCTGGGTTCCAATCGGTGGAGGTACAACTCCTGGTGCGTTGAGCATTTATGATGAAGGAATTCTTATAGGAACTGCTTCTCATATTAGTGAAATAGATTTTAGAGGAGCACCCGTAACAGCAACTGCTTTACCTAATCAAAATAGAGCAACAGTTAGAATCACTCCTGCTACTATTTCTACTAATCCACCTACAAATCCATATCAAGGTGAATTATGGTGGGAATCTGATACTGGGGATTTAATGATCTGGTATCAAGATGGTACTAGTGGACAGTGGGTTGTTGCAAATTCTGGTGGCGGTAATCTTAATGCAGGTCCTAAAGGTGATAAAGGTGATGTAGGTGATAAGGGAAATCAAGGATTAACTGGATCTGAAGGTGATAAAGGTATTAAAGGTGAACCCTCAACCGTTGTAGGTCCTAAAGGTGATTCAGGTGAGAAAGGTCAGAAAGGTCTTGATGGTGATGGTGATAAAGGACAAAAAGGTGATAAAGGAGATATAGGTCAGAAGGGTCTTGATGGCGATAAAGGTTTTGACGGAACTAAAGGAGATAAAGGTGAACCTGATGGGCAAAAGGGTCAGAAAGGATTAGGTGGTGATAAAGGAAATAAAGGTGATGATAATTCTACTAAAGGTGAAAAAGGAGATCAGAACGATAAGGGGCAGAAGGGTGAAGATGGTGCGTCTGCATCTAAAGGTGATAAAGGTGAGAAGGGTCAGAAAGGTGAGGTTGGTGATAAAGGGCAAAAGGGTGATGTAGAACAACAAGGTAATAAAGGTGATAAAGGTGAAAAGGGTGACTTCAAAGGACAGAAAGGTGAGGTTGGTGATAAAGGACTAAAAGGTGATGTAGAACAAAAAGGTGTTAAAGGTGGAGAAGGTGAAAAAGGACAGAAAGGTGAAAAAGGTGAAGTAGAAGCACAAGGTAATAAGGGTCAGAAAGGACAGCAAGGTGATAAAGGTCAAAAAGGAGAGATAGGTGTAGGTGAGAAAGGACAGAAAGGTGAAGATAACTCAACTAAAGGTGATAAAGGTGAAAAGGGTGATTTCAAAGGTGAGAAGGGTCAAGACGGTCAGAAAGGTGATGATGGTGATGTACAAGCAAAAGGTGCAAAAGGTGAACCTTCAGATGAAAAAGGACAGAAAGGTGAAAAAGGTGATGTAGAAGCAAAAGGTGCAAAAGGAGAACCTAGTGATGTTAAAGGTCAAAAGGGTGAGATAGGTGTAGGTGATAAGGGGCAGAAAGGTCTTGATGGTGATGGAGATAAAGGACAAAAAGGTGAGCCTGGAGCAGATAATTCTACTAAAGGACAGAAAGGTGAAGATGGTGCTGGTCAGAAAGGTCAGAAAGGTGATGATGGTGATGTACAAACAAAAGGTGTAAAAGGAGAACCAGGTGAGGGTCAAAAGGGTGAACCAGGAACTGGAGGAGCAACTCCAGTTCCTAACATAGATGATTATGTTCTTACTGCAACAGGTACAAGTGTAATACAAGCAGAATCTAAATTAAGATTTGATAGTCAAGGAAAATTAAATATAGATGCTGGAACTGGTGACACTCATATTGAGATGGGTGCAGGAGCAAATAATCAATATACATACCTTGATTTAATTGGTGATACGACTTATACTGATTTTGGTTTCAGATTTCTAAGAGGTAATACTGGTGCAAACACTGGATCCTCAATAGTGCATCGAGGCACAGGTGATCTGCAATTATATGCTCAAGACGGTGGCGGTTGTTCTCTTACTGCTAATGATTTCAGAATCAGAAATGATTTTCGTTCAAATGCAGGACCAAGCAATAACTCTCTATCTGGAACCAGCACCTCTGGTATGAGATTTCTCACAAATTTCTATTCTGGTTGGGCGTATAATCAGACAGGATATGCTATAGATTCTGGAATTTCTGTCAATCAAGGAGATGGTCTTGGAGCTGTCCTTGTCATACACAGTCATACTGCGAGTGCAACTCAGCATAGTGCTGGTTTGTACTTCATAAGATTAAGTTATAGTCAAAGTGCTATTACTGTTACTACAATTCATTCTGGTGGTTTTTTAGGAGCATCATTTGGTGTCAGTTCTCAAGGCACACTTACGATGACAGGTTCTAAAGGTGGTAATTACTTTAACCTGATCGGAGTAGGCAACATTATGGTTTAAAAAATTATGTCAATTTCAACATCTTACAGTTGGCACGTTTGTCAACTTATCACACAAGACACACCAAATCAATACACTGTTAATGCAATAGATGCATACTTATATGGTATTGATAGTAAGGGTATGAATAATACCGTAAAATTCGCAGTTAATTTAACAGTACCAGATTCTTATTCTTCTGGAGAATTTACTGATTTTGATAATTTAACTAAAGAACAAGTTGCAGGTTGGATTACCTCAACACTAACAGCAGAAGAGCAACAGGCACTTAAAGACAGATTGGCTACGCATTTATGGAATTTTTATGATAAAAATGGGAATGTCGGAATAGGAACTTCATCAGCAGATTATGGTAAACCTGCTACACCTTGGAGTGTTACTTAGATGATATACATACAGAAGGGATGTAATAGTTTATAAAATGGCAATAGATTTCCCCGACAATCCGTTTACAGGTCAAGTTTATACTTTTGGTACTGCCAGTTGGAAGTGGGATGGTGTTGCTTGGAGAAGAATACCTGATCCTGGTGCAAAGGGAGAAGATGGTGATGATGGTACAAAAGGTGAAGCAGGTCAAAAAGGTGAACCAGGATTTGGTGATAAAGGGCAGAAAGGAGAAGAAGGGCAAAAAGGTCTTGATGGTGATGGTACTAAAGGTCAAAAAGGAGAAGTAGAAAAAGGTGAGAAGGGTGATTTTGTAAAAGGAGAAAAGGGACAAAAAGGAGAGATAGGTGTAGGTGAGAAAGGTGATAAAGGTGAACCAGGAGAAAAAGGTGAAGTAGAAGCACAAGGTAATAAAGGTCAAAAAGGTGAAGTAGGTCAGAAAGGAGATGAAGGTCTTAAAGGAGAACCTAGTGATGTTAAAGGTCAAAAAGGAGAGATAGGTGTAGGTGATAAAGGACAAAAAGGAGATACTGGAGATAAAGGTGATGACAATTCCACTAAAGGACAAAAAGGTGATGATAACTCTACAAAAGGACAAAAAGGTGATGATAACTCCACAAAAGGTCAAAAGGGAGATACTGGGCAGAAAGGAGATACTGGAGATAAAGGTGAGAAAGGAGGACTAGGTGCAAGAAACTTTAATGTAACAGCTCCCAATTCAAGTGCTTATCTCATAGATGGTTCTAACAATCCAACTCTTGAATTAATTAGAGGATTTACTTATACCTTTACTGTAAATGCTTCTGGTCATCCATTTTGGCTTCAAACAAGTTCAGGTGCTTATAATTCATCAAATGTTCTTGGTAGTGGAGATGGTGTAACAAATAATGGTATACAATCTGGTGTATTAACATTTGCGGTTCCATATGATGCACCAAGCACTCTGTATTATGTCTGTCAATATCATAGTGGTATGGCTGGCACAATTAATATTAGTGGTTTAGGACCTAAAGGACAGAAAGGAGATACTGGAGATAAAGGTAATACTGGAGATAAAGGTGATGACAATTCCACTAAAGGTCAGAAGGGTGAGATTGGTGAAGGTGATAAAGGTCAAAAAGGTGAAATAGGACCAGATAATTCTACTAAAGGACAGAAAGGTGAGATTGGTGAAGGTGATAAAGGAGATAAAGGTGATGATAATTCTACTAAAGGTCAAAAGGGTGATCAAGGTAGTGCAGCTGGTGGATCTGTTCCTTCAGGATCAACCATGTTATTCTATCAATCATCTGCCCCTACTGGATGGACTAAGGTAACATCACACAATAACAAAGCACTTAGAGTTGTAAGTGGTTCTGGTGGTGGTTCTGGTGGTAGTCAAACATTTACTAATGCTTTCCAAAACCATAGTGTAAGCGTCAGTGGCAGTGATACTGTAAGCATCAGTGGTAATTGTGGTGGATCGCAAATAATGTATCAGAACACCACTCAAGCTTTCTTATCCGTTGCACAGTTAGCATCACACCAACACGCTTATCATGCTCCTCTTGGAACTTCTGGTGGATCTTATGGTATCCAAGATACTTTAAATGCTGGTTCTTCAGGAACTCCTAGTGTTGCTGCTGCTGGTGGTAATGACTACCATACACATGCTATAATAATGTATACTATAAGTGGTTCTAACTTCACTTTTAGTGGTAGTGATACTGTAAATATTAGTGGCAGTGGTAGTGTAGATAATGAAGTTCAGTATATTGATGTTATAATATGCACAAAAAATTAAATAATGTGTTATAATATGAACAAAGATTTAATATAATGAAGTTAGAACCAGGCAAATTCTGTCCTTTGATTGGTAAAGATTGTATTGGATTGCAATGTTCTTGGTTTACTCAAGTTCGTGGAATGAATCCACAAACAGGAGAAGAAATTGATGATTGGGGTTGTGCTGTTACTTGGTTGCCATTAATGATGATTGAAAATTCAAATCAACAAAGACAAACTGGTGCTGCCATTGAATCATTTAGAAATGAAACCGTAAAATCAACTATGAAAGCACAAGAAATATATCAAAGAGAATTGGAGTTAAAAGCTCAAGAAAGATTAATGCAATCTAGACAAATAAAAAATGTAACGGAGACAGAAGAATGAAATTAACAGTCGTACCTTCAGATAAAACTATAGTTCTTGATGGTGTTGCAGTACCTAATTGTACCCATGTTGATCTTTCATGGATTCCATCAGATGTTCATGGAATGTTTTTTGATACTGTTAAAGGAAAGGGTTTTATTGAGTATGAAGAAGATGCTGTAGATGGAAATGGAGACAAAAAATGGGGTGAGGAGATTACTGAAATTGGTATTTGGCAACAAGCAGTAACAGATCATGCAAATGAACAGACTCTTGCAGCTGCTGCCTATGAAGCAGCAAGAGATCATCTAGCAGAAGTAAAAGAATATAGAAATGCTCAGTTAGTGTGGTCTGATTGGACTCGTTTGGATGATATTACACTTGCAGCAGATAAAAAAGCAGAGTGGGCAACATATCGTCAAGCATTAAGAGATCTTCCAGCAACTATAGCAGCAGATGCTAATCTAACTGCCAAAGCATTAGCAGATGATCATTCACATTCTAGTTGGCCAAAAAAACCTTCATAATATGATATAATATGATTATGGACGATGAAACTGTATTAAATATCATAGTTGATGTATGTAAAAGAAAAATTACTTTAATTAGTAGTGAAGGTGAAACTAGATTTATTAATTGTAATAATGTAGATCAGTTTATGGGTGTAATGGATGTTATCAATGAACATGCTGATCCTGAAATAATAACTTATGTTGAACCAAAATTAACTACTGATACTAAAGCTAAATAGAACATAGAAATACCAACTGGACTTGTAGTATAAAAAGATGCCACTTAATAAGTTAGAAAATTTCATAAAGAATAGTGAGGGTCGCATTCTTTATGTAAACCCCAATGACCTTGATGCTACAGACGGTATTGAGAATCAAGGTAATTCATTAACAAAACCATTTAAAACGATTCAAAGAGCACTTCTTGAATCTGCTAGATTTTCCTATTTGAGAGGAAATGATAACGATATAACGGAAAAAACAACTATATTACTTTTTCCAGGTGAACACCTTGTAGATAATAGACCAGGATTTGGTATTAGGGATGAGAATGGTGTAGCGAAGGCAGTTAGTCCTGCTGGAACAGAAAGCGGAGCACTTAATACCCTAACACTTACATTAAATTCTAATTTTGATTTAACACAGGAAGATAATATTTTATATAAGTTTAACAGTACAGAGGGTGGTGTTATAGTTCCTAGAGGAACATCTATTGTTGGACTAGATTTAAGAAAGACTAAAATAAGACCTAAGTATGTTCCTAATCCTACTGATGATTTTGTAAAAACTACTGCGATTTTTAGGGTTACTGGTGCTTGTTACTTTTGGCAATTTTCTATTTTTGATGGAGATGAAAATACTTTAGTATATACTGATCCACAAGATTTTAGTACAACTAATCAATCAAAACCTGTATTTTCTCATCATAAATTAACAGTATTTGAATATGCCGATGGTGTAAACTCATTAGCTAATTTTGGTGGATTAACTGACTTAGATGTTTACTATAGTAAATTATCTAATGCTTATAATAGAGCATCTGGTAGAGAGATAGATCAAAAATTCCCAACAGAAAGAGAATCATTTGCCAAGCAAAGACCTGAGTATGAAATAGTTGGTGCTTTTAATTCTGATCGTATTCAAATTACAAGTATCATTTCAGGTGATGGTGCAACACCAGGACAAGTTGTTACTGTAACAACAGCAGTCCCACATCAATTAACTGGTGGTACTCCTATTAAAATTGAAGGTGTCAACTGGGAAGAGTATAACATTTCAACAAAAGTACAGAATGTTTTAAATGACACTCAATTCACTTATTTACTTTCGTTTGTTCCTGCAAACTTAGCTGCTGGTCCTGCTAGTGGATTGACTGCTGGTGGTGCAGAAGTTAGTGTTGAAGTTGATACTGTTAGTGGTGCATCTCCATATATCTTCAACTGTTCATTGAGATCAGTTTATGGTATGAATGGTATGAAAGGTGATGGTGCGAAAGCAACTGGATTTAGATCTATGGTTGTTGCC